CGTTTAAACCTATGGGTTCAACCCAAAAAGGTCTAACACAATTCGCAGAAGCGGATGCCAATGGCATTCCGGCTTTAAGTAACAGACTTGATATCGACGTTCGTCGTATTCAAACATCTGGTGCTTTTCGCCGCGAGTTAAAGTTGCAACTACCGGTCATTGATCAGGATGCTAATGGTAACGACATAGTTGTCGATACTAATATTATCACTATGAATGCACGGTTAAGTAAATACTCTAGCACACAAAATCGTAAGAATTTACGAGTGTTAGCGCATAACTTATTAGATGAAGCTCTTACGGCATCTTTAATGGATGACGTCGAAGCTATACTTTAAAGTATGTCAATTGTTAGACAACTAAAACAGGGATTCTATATCCTTGCGATAGTTGCTATGATTGTTGGTTGGTTAGTTTCGTCAGGTTTTGGCCTGATATTACTTACATGGATATTCTTCATGTTATAATAACGAACTAATTAATTACAATCGGAAATCGAACCTTTAAGTTAACCTAGAGGACTATTATGAAACATAATAGAGGCACAAAGCAAGCGAAAGAACTTTCCGCTTACTTCCGAGAAATGGAAATCAATCTCGGTACTGATGAAGATAAACAAAAACATAAGGTTAAACGCAGAAAAAAAGGCGTTCGACCAGAGTTTTGTTATTTTCACGAGTCCACATCTGAGATGCGGCCTTTAACCAGTATAAGTAATAAACTTAGTACTGAAGTCAATCCTTCTGTATTTTTGGAGCAGCTTAAAAACTGCAAACCAGAATTTTTAACAGAAGTGCATAATGCTCGGTGGGATTATCTCCTATCCGAATGTTTATCTAAGTATGCTGACCCAAGTGGATGTGAAACCACTCGTGCTCAACGTGCTATAGATAAAATGTTACTCTCCGAAGATAGTTGTAAAGCTATCAACGATAAGGGTTACAATACGACTGAAGTTAGTTCTAGTGATTTACAAACAATGTTGTTTACCGCACAGCGCGTCATGCGCAGCGTACTCGGGGACTTCTCTTTTGAAGTTTTTGAATCAGCAAAGTTTAGTAATGGCGCCTCAACTACAAAAAAACGTAGTAAGGGTGACCCTTTTTATAAATACAGAACGCAAGTTGCCGATAATAACGGTGTTACCAGAGCAGGTGAAAAATATGCACGTGCGCTTATCAACTGTACCCCTCTATGGGATACGGCCGGTGGGCAGCATGTACTAATAAATACCTGTGTGGGAAACCGCATTACCACTGTTCCTAAAAAGACAGACATTGATCGTGCAATCGCAATTGAACCAGATTTAAATATGGCTCTTCAATTAGCAGTTGGACAACACATCCGTGCAAAACTTAAAATTATCGGGATTGATATTAAAAATCAATCCGTTAATCAAATGCTTGCACAGATAGGCTCTGAAA